ACGGCACAGGCATCGCAGTTCCAGTTTGGAACGATCAGTGATCAGTATATGCCGGAATTATCCAGTTATATGACCGATGCGCTGTCAGGAGATCTGAGTTGGTTACAGGATCAGCTTCAATATACGGAAGAGCAGCTGGCAATGATGGATTATGATCCACTACAGGATTATTTCATGGAAACGTTCAAGAATCTATCCAGCAATCAGGATCTCGAAGTTGTGAGAAAGGCTGTTGAGGATCTTCTGAAAGAGGCACAGCCTACGGTGGAACAGATGCAGAAGGTCGAGGAGCAGTGCCAGGGGGCTGGTGTAGCAATACCGAAAGCCATCACAGATGGATTGAAACAGTATACATTGCTTCAGGGCGTTGTGGATGGCAATATGGATGCTTTCTATGAGCTGTTGGGTCAGAGTATTTCCGGAACGGAATATGAGCAAGTAATTGACCAACTGGAACAACAGGGACGAGATATTCCAGATTCCCTGATTAAAGGACTACAGGAAAGCAATGTCATAGACGGAATGTATGCGTGGACGGATGAAAAGATCAATGAAGTTTTTTCCAAAGGCTTCACGGCCAGCGCAGATGTGGATGTAACACTGAATCCGACATACAGTTGGGCGAATAATATCGTACCGTCTCTTCAGATGGATAGATTATCAAGGTTCAGAATAGAGCAGAATGCGGATGGAGGCATTTGGGATCATCCGATATTAACCACATTTGCGGAGAGAAGCATGGAGGCGGCTATCCCTATTGATGGAAGCCAAAATGCTATCAATCTGTGGGAAAAGACGGGACGTCTGCTCGGAATGGATAGTGTGCTTGACAAAGTATCACTGGAGGGAGGCAGCAGTCCTGTGATCGAATATAATCCGGTGCTGAAGTTCTACGGTGATGCCCCAAGTAAGGATGATATCGCCGATGCACTGAGCATTTCTCAGGACCAGTTTGAGAGTCTTATGGAGAGATACTTGAAAGACAATGGACGTGTGTCCTTCGAGTAAGGAGTGTGCATATGGCAAAAAAAGTATACATAACGAAGTCGGGAGACACATGGGATATGGTAGCAAAGGAAGTGTACGGTGACGAACTGTACACTTCCTTGCTTATGAGCAATAATCAGGAGCTCATTGAGTACTTTGTGTTTCCAGAGAATATTTCTATTACACTGCCGGAAATTCCGAAAGAAGAGAGCTTGCTGCCAGATTGGAGGTCATAGAAATGGCGTTACCACGCAACGTTAAATTACAGATAACGTATGATGGAACTGTTTCGGAGACGGTTTCTGATACAACGGCATCTGCCGGATCAGCTTCTTCATACACAGTCAAATCTGGGGATACACTGTGGGCAATTTCAAAGAGATATTACGGCAGTGGAACGCAGTATCCGAAAATCTATAACGCAAATGCAGATCTGATTGAATCCACAGCAAAGGCACACGGCAAGAAGAGCTCCAGCAACGGGCACTGGATCTGGCCGGGTGAGGTATTAACAATACCAGGATTATCGACCACAAGCACAACGACGAGTGTGCGTAAAACAGGATCTTCCAATCCGGGTCTGGGAGATCTTATCGGGAATACAGCGACGGATTTTGCCTATACGGACGTTGCCAGTGGAAAATCTGACAGTGCATCCATTACAATGTATGACATAGACAAGGAGTGGCTGGGGAACAGAAAACCGAAGCGTGGAGCTGGGCTGGGCGCAAAGATACAGATAAATAATTGGAACGAGGAGAATACTTCAGAAACATTTGATTGCGGTAATTTCGTTGTCGATGATGTTTCTTTTTCAGGAAGACCTTTAAGTTGTGTTTTAGGAGTGGTGAGTGTGCCGACAGACGATAGCTTCAAGACACTTGCAAAAACGAAAACATGGGAAAAAACGACCATAAAGGATATCGCTGCAGAGGTAGCAGGAGCTGCAAGTGTGGCACTTGTATATGATGCAGTAGCAATCCAGATTCAGGAGATTGAGCAGAATAATCAGACCGACAGCGCCTTTCTGTACGCATTATGTGAAAAGTATGGCTTAGGCATGAAGGTTTATAACCATAAAATTGTCATTTTCGATAGCGTGGCTTACGAGGAAAAAGGATCTGTCGGTATAATTTCTGAAACCGATTGTATCACGTGGAAGGCAAATGAGACCATAGACGGGACTTATACCGGGGTAAGCCTTAATTATACAAACCCGGATCTCGATGATCCCATCAATGTAATGATGGGAGAAGAGGGGAGATTGTATGCCTTGAATGTACAGGCAAACAGCCAGTATGATGCAGAACTTCAGGCAGCGGCAAAAGCAAATGCTGCAAACCGTAAGATTCAAACAATGACACTTACGATTGTGGGGAATAAAAATATTGTTGCAACACAATGCATTAGTGTTTCGGGATTTGGCAGCTATGATGGTAAATACTATGTGGATACCGTAAAACATAGTGCTGGAAGTAGTGGATACCGAACACAGCTTACGATTCACAAGGTTCAGCCCCCTATAAAAGTAACAGCTCCGGTGGCAGCAGTCTCTGGCGGAAAAACATATACCGTAGTTTCCGGAGATACGTTGTGGGGAATTTCCAAGAAATTCTACGGAACCGGCACGAAGTACAGTGTTATTTATAATGCAAATGCAGATCTGATCGAATCCACAGCAAAGTCACACGGCAAAAAGAGTTCCAGTAATGGGCACTGGATCTGGCCGGGAGAGACACTCACAATTCCGGAGGGATAAGATGGTTACGAGAATAGGGAAAGTAACAAAGGTATATCCGGGGGAAGGCAGGGTAAAGGTAACCTTTGAGGATAGCGGAAGCTCTTCGCTGCCTCTGGCAGTTCTTACTATGAATAAAGAATATTCCATGCCAAGCATAGGGGACAGGGTAGTTACACTTCACATGGAGAATGGAACGAGCAAAGGATTTGTTCTGGGAACATATTACGGCGGCGGAATGCAGCCAAAAGCTAATAGCGGGTATCGAAAAGACTTCACATCCGGCTGTTACGCTATCTGTATCGGCGGTTCCTACACCTTGAAGGGATCTAAGATATTACTTAGTGGAAGTAGTGCTTCTGTATCTCTTGGAACCAAGGCATCTATGGTGGGATCTGAGGCAGTTATGGGCAGCACCGCTTCAGATGATGAAGCTGATGAACTGGATTCTTATTTTAAAGCAACTTCTGACAATGTAGAAATCAAGGGTGCCACGGAGGTTAAGGTAGAAGCAGAAGGCGGAGCAGCGACGATAACAGCCGATGGCGGTGCAGCAGAGGTTGTTGTCGACACCGATACGACGGTCAAAGCATCCACGGTTACCATAGAGACTGATGGTGATCTGATATTTAAGTGTGCCTATGGAACGATTACGGCAGAGGAGATTATGAAGCGTCTGGAACGGATAGAGGATCAGCTTGGCATTCCGCATACGATATAGGAGGATGGCTATGGCAGTAGTAGGTAATTTAGGAAGCCTGATTACCTTTGAGGTAAGCTCAGACAAAGTCCTTACTTTTGACAAAATGAAAAGGACCGTAAAGGGCAGATGGGCCACACATGATGCAATAGGAGGAAAAACGAAATCAGAGTTTTTGGGGGCAGGAAATGCAAGTATTACGCTGCCGATTTTTCTATCTTCTATGCATGGCGTGAGACCACGGGTAACACTGGAGCGGATTGCGGATGCTGTAGAGAGAGGGGAATATTATCCACTTGTGATCGGCGGGAGATCGGTCGGAAGGAATAAGTGGAGAATTACCTGTGCCAGTGAAACGTGGGATACCATTATCAGAGACGGTATTCTGGTAGAGGCAAATGTAACGCTTAACCTGGAAGAATATGTGTAGGAGGCATTCATGGAAGACTATATTGTAGATTTGGACGGCGATGGCTTTTCACCGGATGAATTTGCGGACATTAAAAAGTGCCTTGAGACACTTCTTTCCGTTCGTGCGGGAAGTCAGCCGTTAGACAGAGAGTTTGGAATTGATGTGGACCATGTATTAGGCTACCCGCTTAATATAGCCAGAAATATGTTGGCACTTGAAATAATTGAAAAGGTACGCATCTACGAAGCAAGGGTAGAGGCCGATAACGTGTGGTATGAGGAAAACACAGATGGAAAACTCATCCCGCACGTTCATTTTGTGAAGGCGGAGGTATGACATGGTTACAGATAATTTCCCTGATATTTCCTTTATTGATAATTCAACGATAGAAGATGTTCTCACGCAAATGATTAATGACTATCAGAGCAAATATAAAGAGATCACTAATAAAGAGGCCGCACTTGCAAAGGCTGATCCGCACCGGCTTATTATGTATGCTTGTGCCGTTCAAATTTATCAGGCTATGCAGTATGCAGATTACGCGGGAAAGGTTAGTTTTCTGAAATATGCGCGGGGAGAATACCTTGACAACCTTCTGGCCATCCATCATCTCTTCGATAAAGCCGTTGACTTTACCAAGATCCCTCTGCTGTTTTACAAAGAAATTTCCGGAAAATCCGGCCACCTTTTTTGTCACTCCCAGCATGATAGATACCATAACCAGCGTTGTAATCGTCAGCGGGATGTTCAGAATCAGCATACTGACAAAGACACTGACAATCGTGATTGCACTGTTGATGATCTGCGGGATACTCTGACTGATCATCTGGCGCAGAGTATCAATATCATTTGTATAAATCGACATAATATCGCCGTGCGCAT